CCGAAAACAGCGTTTCCGTCTTGTCCGCCTCCTCCCCCTCCGACACAGATATAATCCACGGTTTGCACGGACGAGATAGTATTAGAAAATGAGGCCGTGTATGTCCCCGCCGTTGTAAACGAACATGTCGTCGTGGTGGCGGCGTCGTTGATATTTACGTTCAAGAAATACGGCTGTGTTGACCCCACGCCGTAGCACTCGATGATCTTTTTGGGGATGGTTATGGTCAACACCAGTACATAGGGGTTGGTGGTGCTTAAAGCATACGACACGTACTTGTTGGCCGAGAACGTCTGGTTGTGAATTATCAGAGTACCGTTGAGGGCGTCCTCAAACGTGATATTGTACTCGGGACAGTTCTTGTTGGCCTCGGTGTAATCCAGCGTTAACGTGGATGTTCCTGAAATATTGCCTTGGGTCGTAAACTGCCAAACACGGCGGAGCGACGCGGAGGACGGAAGGGACGCCGTGACAAAGTATTCCGAGGTGATAGTGGAGGAAGGCGTCACGGTAACTCCCTGGAGGTAGACGGCGAGGTTGTTTCTGGATGGCTGGCATCCACTGACGTCTCCCATAATGTAATATTTTTTTACTCTTTATCATGGAGTAAAAAAGAAAAGTTTTGAAAATTGGAACGTTTTGTGCATGCATGTCCGAAATAATGTTTAGTGTAAAATTTTTTTGGGACCGACCACCTCCACGAAAGCCATTACTACTGGCAGTCGTTCTTCCGGAAGATGTTGCAGAAAAAAGAAACATGGGACACCACCAACATCGCCACCAACATCCACTTCGGGTAACCTATACACCAAGCTTTAGGTAGATTATTTTGTTATGACATAACAAAACTTTACATTTCTAACACAATAAAACAAATAAATCAGTCAGTCATTACGACGACGAGGGAGGTTGCTGTTGTTGCTGGGCCGACGCCACCATGGTATTGAGGTTGCCAATGATGGACTGGAGGCTCCCAAACATCTTGCCCAAGTCCAAATCACCCTTGGTCAGTCCCTGGTTCATAGTGTCCAAGAGCTCCGTGGCAATCCCCGAGCTAATGAGCTTGGTCATCATCTCGGCGGGATTATTGGCGGTCGAGGGGTCAACCTGGCTTCCCACCTTGTTGAAGATATTGGTGAGAAATTCCTCCTCGTTGCCCGTTCCCTCCTTGCTCTTTTTCTTCTCCTGCTCCTCCAGCAGCATCTTCTTGGCCTGGGGGTCCAGGACGGCGAGGATGGTCCCCAGGTGCTTCCAAATGACCTCTTTTTCGGAAGCGTCCGCCCTCTTAAACACGTCGACCATGTCAATAAACACCTTGTCACTGTATCGGATAATGTGTTCTTGACACACATCAAAATTCTTGGTCATGATGGCCTCCTCGTTGGCCTTGACGAAATCATGGAAACAACGGATGTGCTTCCGGATGGGCTCCTCGTGGACGATGCCAGTGTTTTCCAACAGGTGGGCATACAGGAGCAACGACTTTTGCTCGTTGCCAAAATTCTCATTGAGGTCCTTGATAAAACTGCAAATGCACTTGAAAATCAGCACGGTGGAATCGGTCGATGACATTCTTCTCTAATTTTTAGTATACATTTTCTGCCTTTAAGCCATTATTTTTGTTACGAGGACTCTTGGAGCAAGGCCACAAGAAAAGTAGAGGTAATGGACAGAGAGGAGGGTGTGGAACCGATTCCGGGGATGGGTAGGTTGCCCGACGAAAGAAAAGATTCGTTGATACCGTAGACGAACCACGTATAGGTTTTAAGGTTGATGTAGAATGTGGCTCCCGTTACTCCAACGAACGTGAGTGTGTTTTCGTCGAAACCGTACTCGGCGTTGTTCGAAAGGTCTCGATTCACACGATTAAAGCCCATACAGAAAGAAACGTTGTTGTAGGACTCGAGGGTCAAGGGATACGGAGCTTGAGGGACGCCTCCGTTGACCCCCTGGACCTTGGGGGACAAGAAAAAACCAGCGCTTTCCGATTTCCACCCAAGGGGTGTTGGACCAGGACACTTGGAAGGGTATAGGGACTTGGCCACAAATCGTAGTAGCTTTCCCATATCCTGGATGGAGGACACGAGAGGAGCGTTCCCGAGGGGCGTGCATCCTGGTATCGCGGTCCTGTTATAAAAGATCCCCGAGATGACCCTAGAGTTCCCGTCTTCTGCAAAATCGGAATCCCAAACGAGTGGTCCCGGTCCCGAAGTGCCCGCGATAGCCCGATATCCTTGTGCGCACTGGTATCCGAGCCATGTGGGAATTACATCGGGTACGGTAATTGCGGTGAGACCTAGGGAAGGCGACCTTCGCCAGCTGTCGTCCGTAGTATTTATATTATCCTCGGGCAGATTCTGCTGGAAGAGGATATAACTACGGGTCATGTGTAGGGGGTCGAAAATATTTTTCTGGGCAAAATCTGCGTAATTGGAAAACCCGTATTGGGGGAGAGCCATATCGAGTATTTTTCCAAGAAAGAAATAGGATATATCGTACATGGTATTGTAACGACGAACCTCGTAGGGGAGCGCGTCCACGAGATACGAACCGGGAGGAAACAGGGCGGGGAGGACACCGTCGCGATTCAACTTGACAACATCAGCGACACCTGAACAAAGCGCTTCTGCGACGGTAGACGACGCACTATACACCTTGCAAATAGGGGTCAACGGTGTTCCGTCAAGCATCGCCTTGTAACAGGTGTAAAACTGGATAAGGCTTCCCAATCCCTGTACATTATTGGTTTGCACAACCTTCTGGACCGAGGCTGGATTTGTAAAGTAGGAGAATGCAAAACTGGTCAGGAAAAAAATATCGTCAGGAAGACCGATACTAAACTGGAGGAGCTGACCAATGGTTACCGTTTCCCATGAAAAGGTGCCTATTGTCGAAGTATAGCTACCGGGTTGTGGAAAAAGAGCTTGGTTTGTGACGGTAATACCGGTAAAATACGTTCCTTTTCCATAAAATACATCGGGTGCGATGGAAAACAGTGTATCCGTCGCTTTTATATACCCTCGTTCCATCATCATCGTGCAAACGAGACCGGTGAGGAGTTTTGACACGGAACCCCAGGAATACAAAGTCTCGGGAGAAAATGAATCACCGGAAGAATTGGAGGAACCGCTTTCTCTAAAAATTTTCTTTTTATCTTTTTCTCCATAAAAGAACGCTCCTTTACGGTTTTGTGCATATTGGTCGAGTGTTTGTTGGATGGACATCTCTCTCTCTATATATGCGCAAGAAAAAATTGATGTGAATTGTCCATATTCTTTATCATCATGATTATGTTCCGATAAAGTTTGGATTACAAATAAAAAACCTTTTTTATTTTTGCGGAACAACAGGGACCATGAACATTACGGAGCTTCCGGACGACATTCTCCAACAACTATTTCTCTACTCGAGTTTCTACCCGCTTCACGCGCTCCGTTATCCATTAAAGGATGTGATGGAAAAGCTACGACTTCGACCCAAAAATGTCCGCTGGTTATGGGATGATAGGAAGAACCAATACGTACCCTTCAAGTTCCAATTGTGTGAAAATAGCACCGCCGTCCTCTACATAAAAGGCCTGGTCTATCGCTCCTCCTCGGAAGGATGGGTACGATTTTCGAGCAACTGTTATTCCCCACAAGAGTACCAGACCTATTTTCGGGAGGAGGCGACACCGGACATGGCACCGCGAATCCATACGAGCGAGGATCCGCGACTTGAAATCAGCTACCGAGGAAGACGGTTTCCACAACCTATCCCCTTTCAAGAGGGTCAACCGGTAGACGTCATGGATAGTATCGGGGAATGGTGGAAAGGCTCCATGGTGGCGTGTCAAGACAATAAAATCCTGTATCATTCCGAGGGGTGGAATTCAAAGTGGGACATGTGGTACCCCGTGGATTCTCTCCATGTCGCACCCCTTCATTCCATCACACGGGAGTGGAGGTCGACGCTTCGAGAGGGAGACATGGTGGATTTCAAGCATCAGGGCCAGTGGTATGAAGCCCAAATCTGTTCACTGGTGGGAAACACCGTGACGGTAAAGTATTCCAAATACGGGAAACCTGAAACGGACGACGTGGAATTATCGAGTGAACGACTCATGTTTTATGGCGCTCATACATGGTCTTATCGAAGCCCGTTTCGCGTGTCGAATGTGACGTGGAAAGATGAAGAGGGCATCGAGGTCTACCAGTACCGTCTCCGAGGAAACGTTAGCAGCAAGACAGTGCTTGTAGACCGTCTTTTATCGGAAGCGGAATCACGAGCACTTTTTTCCGAAACAGACTTGTAATAATTTGCATTCTTTATTTCAATCAAGGCAAAAAATAAAGAATAGTTGTTTCTTTTGCGGAATTGCTTTTTGACAACCTTTTGGTAAAAAGCAGGAAATGTATGGTAATACATTTCCACAATGTTTTCGCCTTTCTTTTATTTTCCAAATTGTTGTTTATTCTTTCTTTCTAATTATCCAAGTTTCAAAATGTGTCTGGTGCTTCAAACTGTGTCTGACACTGTAGCTTATTCTTCCTCTCCTTGGACCTCTTATGAAACCTCTCCGACTTGCTCCCGTCCTTCTTCTTCTTGGAGACCTTGAGAGGGCGTAGATACGCGGGACGCTTGATGTTCTTGTCTATCTTCTTTTTCCTCTGTTGCTTCGTCTTGTCCCCCTTGACCTTGTGCTTCTTTCCGATGGCACCGAGCTTGATGCGGGTGGAGCGATGGGTGTAGAATTGACCGGCCTTGCGACGCTTCACCGCGTCCTGTTGGCGGTCAAACGATTCCTCGAACCTGATAATATCCATTCTACAGATAAAAAAACAAAGATTGAGTATATTTAGTGGGGGAATTCATCACCCTAGAATAAGGGAAAAAAAAATACATATCATTTTTTCATGTCAATTGACGAGGAAAAAATCATTTTTTTCGAAACGATTCCATCATCATGACACAATCACAAATGTCATCTTTTTTGGGGAACTGGTCGAGCCAGTCCAGCGCCACGGGGTCGTCTTTTAACACATTGTCGGTGACGTGCTGGACCGTCCATTTCTTCCTCTCGGGCTTGGAAAGGCCATGAGCGCCAAACGCTTTTGTTTTATGGTACGACGGGTATTCGAGAACTTTAATGCATGGATGTTGCATGAGAAAAAACGCATACACAAACACGGCGACCTTGGTCGCCCGGATGTTCATGCGGTTCATCTGTTGTTCGATGAGCACGGTGTGCACACCACGGTAATCTAATGACTGGAGGTAGTCAAGCAACAACGAGTACAAATCGACGGTTTTTAGGTTGGAACCAAAGTCGTGGCAGTCCATGGATACCAACTCGGAAACCTCGGAAGTGTGTGAAAAAGTTCGCATCTTGGCCCATGCAAAATGATGGATGCCGATATCAAACGCCATCATCATTGTTTGATTTGCCATTTTTTTTTTCTGCGAGGAATAATAAAACAAATGTTTTATTTCTACGATTCGCAATCGTTTAATATAGTGAATTGTCCACCGCCACGTTTTAAAGAGAAGGAGAAAACAGGCTTTTATCACCTACGAAAACTATCGTGCCTCCCCACCATTAAAAAAAATTTTACCGATGCCAACATGATGCGCTCGCTGTCGTGTTTCCTGCAATGGGTCGTCTACACCTCCACCGCAAAGAACGACGCAAAACCGAAAGAAATCCCCTTCTTGCAACAAATCCACTGGATACAAAACGCCATCACCAAGGGAAAAAAGGGGGGAAGCGGTGCCGTGGAATTTTCCATGGCGTTTGACCAACGACTCGAGATTACCGTCAAGAAAGCCCTGTATAGTACCGACGGTCCTGAAATGGTGCACGAATATATCGTGGCGCTGTACGGCACCAATCATTTGCGACACGTCTGCCCCAATTTTGCCTATACGTTTGCCCTCTACCAATCTCCATCCAAGATTGTGAGACTGGCGATGGAAAAAATCCCGGGACCCCAGATTGTCGAGTATCTCCGTAAGCTTCATTCGGAACCGTTTTCCGAGGCTTTTATCCACAAATTCTTAAAGGTTTGGGTCCAAATCGTGCTCGGTCTCGAGGTTGCCCAAGAAACCTTGTTCTTTACGCATTTCGACCTCCACGGACAAAACGTTCTTGTACGCCCTGCGGACCATCCGGTCCCTTACCTGGAGTTTCCCGTCATGGACCAGGTGTATCGGTTGGAAAACGTGGAGGAGGTCGCGACCCTTATCGATTTCGGGCATTCCACGATTCGTTACGACAAGGGATTCGTGGGACAGACCAAGAACGGCTTTCCCGAGTACGGCATGTACCCGTTTTACGTACCGGGTGCGGACCTTTTCAAGCTCATGGCGTATTTGTGGTCGTACCTTTATACCAAATCCTATGGTGCTTCGTCGACAAGTACAGACGCTTCCACTAATAGATCGCGTATCGGGACATTCTTCCAGTTTTGTCTCGATAAATTCTATGGGGTGCAGACCACGGACCCCCAAAAATCAGCGACGTACGTCTCGATGAAAAAATTGGAGGACACCTACTACAACGGGACCACCCTCCCTTCGGCATTTTATTCCCCGTACGACATGCTCCGATTCCTCGAGAGCCGAAAAACCGAAATCTTTGCCATCCTGGGTATCCAGGCGTACCCTTGGAAGGTTTCCCCAATCTCCCAATCCTTTACGCTGTACAGGACGTTGAGGTACCGCAAGAAGGAAACGTACGAATGCTACCAGGACCTTTTCTGTAGCACTGTTCTCGAGGCCATGCCACAAAACCTCTACCATCTCACGACGGTCGACACCAACCCTGGTTTGACACAGGCCCAAGCCGACCTTATTTTTGCAAAAACCGTCCCTCTTCTGAAGCGTCAAAACATGGCGCAAATCAACGCGTTCCTGGAACCGAACAACGTGTGGTCCTTGTTTACCAAGTATGTGGAATTCAAGATGACCGAATCCAGGACCAAACGCATCCCGTTTTCTCGGGACATGACCACCTTTATTTATTTCTACCGAGCGTATGTCTGCGTTTTGGGTTATAAAAGTTTTCTTTCTACATAAAAAGTAAAAATGAGCTGTTTGTTCCAGTCGTTATCCGCGTTTATCCAGGGCACCGACGCCGCGTCTTTGCGACATATTCTTGCCGACTACATGGAAAAAAACCCGGTCCTCTACGACAATGAAAGAATGTCCGATATTGTCCAATGGGAAGAAGGACGACCATCGCTTCCACAATACGTGGCTCGAATGCGCCTGCAGTCGACGTGGGGAGGCGCCATCGAAATCAAGGCCTTTTGTGATTTGTTCCATGCGAGCGTGTCGGTGCTCGTCCTACGGGACGGAAAAACGGTCGAGTTCAAGCCTTCTCCACCAGGTGCTACGGCTGATGCTTCGGCTTTCGCTTCGGCTGGTGCTACGACTGGTGCTACGACATCAGAACCCCTTCAATTCGTTATTTCATGGAACGGCTTTCATTACGAACCGGTCTTTACTTGACAGAGTCTTTTACTTGACAGAGTCTTTTACTTGACAGAGTCTTTTACTTGACAGAGTCTTTTACTTGACAGAGTCTTTTACTTGACAGAGTCTTTTACTTGACAGCGTCTTTTACTTGACAGAGTCTTTTACTTGACAGAGTCGTTTACTTGACAGAGTCTTTTACTTGACAAGTCGATAGATCTGTGTATCGTTACGACGCGTGATCCGGATAATGTCTCCTTTCTGGAAATGGTAATAACGGACCACGGGGTCCGTCCGCAAAAGGGCCGGCAAAGATGTCCCAAATTTTTGTTTTATTTTCGTCGCTTCCGCACTGTCTAGTTTATCGTGCTGACAAAAGTACCGGAATGACGTCAAATCGTACTGCAACTCTTTCAGCTCAAACAGCTCGATCTTGAACTGATACAAATTATCGATAACCTTGCGTGTGCTCGACGTCACCGTGCTTTGGTATATGATGATGCCGTGCTCGACGCCATTGGTTTCCAGCATGTGGATAAATTCCTTGATGGAATCGATATTGAGCTTGTCGAAGCAAAAATACCATACGAGGACGGTAGATCCCGTCGCGTTTTGAAACAAATACGCCACCGCCGACTCTCCCAGCGGTAATTTGGTGTCAAAGCCCCGACGTTCGAGCATGAGCTCCGTGTACCGGAAGCACTGGTCCCATTTGTTCTCCATTCTTGTTTTTGTTGTTGTTGCTACGCCTAATTTCATTTAAAAAAAAAATTTCACTTTTTAATAAATATGGCGGGGGAAATGAATGAATATTTCGAAATTGAGGACGACGAAGAAGAAAATAGTACCTTTTCTCTTCTTCGCCTTGTCGAAACGCTTATTGAAAACAGGCTATTCCGCCAAACCGTAGAGAATAGCATGGAAACGTACAATCATGAACTCTTTCGAAAACGAGACGACGTCCGTCTCTCGACCGAAGGGTCGCCGTGGACCGCCGAAGAAGACGCTGCGTTGTCGTCGGAAGAAGAAAAAAAGTGCTACATATGTCTGGAAACGATCGAGGTAGGCAACATGGTGGTCCGACTGGAATGCAAGCACCGTTTCCACCAAGGATGCGCCGAAGAGGCGGTTGCCCACCAGCATTTCCGGTGCCCCTTGTGTCGACAGGCCATTCCGACGCACGATGTGACACCAGCAGAAACCAACAGCAGTGGACATCGGGTCCAATTCCCCGAATAAACGTAATTACATTATACACAATATTACTCACCACATTCAACAATTGCACCGTTGTCACGTTTATTACATTTCGAAGCCGTAAACCGAGTACAATTTTCTTTTGTTCCACAATTGTTATCACAATTTAAATAGCATTTATTCAACCCCCAATTAAAACTACATCGACCACCTCCACAGCAATTTCCGTAGTTGGTGCAGTAGCATGCAGGTTTAGGGTCTGGGGGTAGTGCCTGACACAGGCAACTACAGTCCTTGATGCTAATGTCCAAGGAAAATGGAACCGCGTTTTCTATCGTGGATTCCTTTTTTTCAAGATTGGAAAGGGAACAAAATTTATTTTTTAAAATAAAAAGCGAAAGAGTGTTACTATCCTCGTTGTACAAACGTTTCACCCCGTAACGGGCTACTCTTGTTTGTCTTTTCACGCTCGCAAAGCCGTTCATCCATTCAGGATCCAGAAGAAAAGCGGGAACGTCTCCATCATTGGGAAAGGTGAGGTCGATGATATAGTCTTCTACGGAGGGTAAAAGGCGTCCATTGATTTGTAACACAAGAATGGGTTTTTCTTTTTCTTCAAAATCGTTCACTGTGGTGGGAACCTTGGACACATAGCTGTAACTTATGAAGCCGTTGTTATTCCTGAATGTTTGGGTGTAGTCCGTGTAATAGTACGCAGCGTTTGCCATTCTCTCTATTTTTATGAATTATTTATTTTTTTTCATAAAAAAATAAATATAAAGATACCAAAAAATGTCATCTTTATTATCATCAAATTCCACAAGCCATATAGAGAACACCCTACAATCAGGAGATACAGGACCTACAGGACCTACAGGGCCGACGGGGAGACGGGGACCGAGAGGTTATCACGGATACATGGGCTTTCCCGGTCCACCTGGATGGCCAGGACAAGACGGTGCCCAAGGCCCGTCGGGACCCACCGGACCCCAAGGACCTGCAGGGTCACTCAACGTCGGTTCCACGGGCAACGGAAACATTGTCGTTTACGACCCGTTGACGGACCGTGCATTCTATTCCGATATTGCGAGAGTCACGGACACGTCGGTTCTTCCTACGCAGGATAACATTTATTCATTGGGAGCCACGGGTGCCCGTTGGAAAGAATTATATATTGGTCCGGGAACTATCGATATCAGCGGACCCACCGGATCTGTCAATCCAGGCGAGATTGGTTCGAATCTGTCGGGGATTGTGTACACCCAGTTCGGATTTGCGTCTCCCTTCTTGAACGTGGGTCCGAATATCGACCCTACCGCACCTCTAGGAACGTTTGGAGGATGGAATATATCCGGGACGGGACCGTCGGGACCCTCCGGAACTGTAGAGCCTTTCAATGACCTGGTCGCGCAATTAATTGACCCTATCACAGGGGGGCTGACAGGTCCTATTTATTCACTGATTTATGGAAAAACTGGTAATACCGGTCCTACCGGTGATACCGGCCCTACTGGAAACACGGGTCCTACTGG